ACTGTGCTAACATTTCTGATAGCGTGTCTTTTTGATTACTCATTTTTACTCTTTTTTTTTTTACTGTTATTACTTATTTATTTTACTTTTAAAATCTAAATTAAATATACTTCAAAATTTGAAAAAGTCAAGTATCTGAAACATAAATTTTATTGTTTCTAATATACTACACTAATTAACTAAATGCAAATTTTTTTAAAACAAAATAAAAAAAAATCCTCAGTTAAGAGGATTTAATTTATTTAATATCTTCTTCATCGTAGTCGTTAAAACTATTTTTGATGTCTTCATCACTGAATTCATCAACATCTTTTTGTGTTAAAACGTATTCTTTTTCTTTTTCATCTTGTTCGTCTTTATCTTCCCAATATTCACTTATAGGTATATTGAAAGGAAACCCTTTTAAAGAAATTAATTGTTGTCTTTCAACTGGAGTTGGATTTCTTTTTTTGAACTCTAATTCTAATTCGCTAATTTTATTACCCAATGCATCCATGTTTGAAATTCTAGATTCTAAATCATCTAATTTCTTTAATAATGTTTCAGCGTTAGAGTTAGCTGCTTCTGCTGCGGCTTTAGCTTCTTCAGTTCCTTTTACAATAGATGTTACATCAATTTCAACTTCATCACCAGCTGGTGCTGGTTCTTCAACTGGTGGTATCTCTGAATCTTCAACTGGAGGCATTTCTGCGTCATCAACTGGAGGCATCTCTGTATCATCAACTGGTGGTACTTCTGTATCGTCAACTGGTGGAGCTTGTGGGTCTTCAGTAGGTACATCAGTATCATCAACTGGGATATCAGTTTCTAGGTCTTCATCAGCTTCACTTACGTAAGATTCATCACCTAAAATAATAGGTTTATCTAATTCTGAACCATATACTTTTTCGTCTTCACCCATATAAAAAGAATATTCAGATAATAATCTGAATTTTTTAAGTTCTTCTTTTAATAACTCTGGGTTTAATTTATTTTTTTTCTTCATCATCTTATTAGAATAATAATTGTCTGCCGTCTTCTGTTATTATTTTTTTGTTGATACGTTCAACTAAACTTTTATCTCCTTTGATTACGCATACACCAGAACTACAGTCCATATTTGGGTCGTTTCCTTGATTTAAATAAGCATCTAATGATGTATTTAAATTTTTTTCATTATCGTTTTGTTTATTATTTGTTTCCATACACAATTATTTAATCAATTGTTATTATATATTATAAATATCAAATAAAACTAAAAAATACGTGTTATGTTTAAAAACGTTAATTTATTATTATTTGTTAAGATGAATTTATCTTTGTAGTCGTCCCAGTTTATTTTAATAGATTTATAGTCTATGTTGCCAATAGAATTAGGGTTTGTTTCTTCGATTAATTTGTTTAAAGCATTTATTGTATAGATAGTACTACCTTTTTTATGTATTGGTAACGCACTTGGAAATAAGTTTTTTAAATCTAATGGTTTATCATCAGTTAGGGTTATCTTAAACGTAACAATAACTTTAGATTCATCATCTAAGTTCTTAAAGCAAAAGACAAACTTTTTGTCAATGTTAAATTTATTTTTCAAATAACTTAAAAACCATTCAACTCTCTCTGGGAATATAAATGCTGCTAGTAATATCTTTTTCGTCATGTGTTATAGAGTATAGGTATGGTATGTATTTATTAGGCAACCCTAGGTCTTCCACATACTTCTTATATTCTATAATTATTTCGTTATCACTCAAAAAAACGTTACTTAGACATTTAATTTTATTTATTATTTTACTTTCGTCTAAACCGACATATTTAATTAGTTTCAAATCAACTCCAAATATGAAATTATCGCCATTAATGTACATCATGTCAGATGTGTGGTATGTTACTATTTTATTAAAAGATTTTATTTTACGAATGATTTTTGTTAATATAGTTTTATTATATTGTATTACATCAACAAATACATAAGAACAGTTTTTCGCTAAATCATCATAAACTTTTTGGATGAACCAATTTAAATCTTCATCATACTTATCCCTTTTTTCATTTTTCTTAAAGGTCCAATATATGTTATCCTCAACTTTAATTTCTAAAATATCAAAGTCTGGATAAAGATTATTAACAGTGTCAAACCCTATAATTAATGTAGGCAACCCATGGATAATATTATCCATGGATTCTACAATGTTAAATTGTTCTGATATATCTAATTTATTACTTGTAACTATATTTGCAATCTTCATGTTACAAAATTACAAAATAATTTAGTTAATTACAAATAAAGTTTGACAGAATATTAACAAGTATCACCTATATTCTTAGCGTTTTCTATTAAATCTTTATATTTCTTAAAGAATTTTAATGGTATGTCTATGTGTTTATCATTAACTGGAATTAAGTTGTTTCTGTACTCTTCATTTACATATTTTCGTTTTTTATCGTATTTTGCTTTTTTAAGTTCCAATAAATTATTACCAATAAATTTATATTTACCCGTCCAGTTTGTTGGATTAAACATTATTTTAGTATGACACAACAGACTCACTTCATTATCCCCTTGCGAATTAAGCACCCCTTTAATATCCTTTTCTCTTGTTGAAGGGTCTATTAAACCAATAAACTCAAAATTTGCAGTACATTCATAACCCCAAATTTGTTGACCACCAGCTGAAAACCCAAATATTCCCTTACATCCAAGACATTTTTTATTTCCTGGATAAGTTTTTAGTATAGCGTCTACAGTTCTACCATTGTATTCTTCAAATACAACTGAGTCTGTTGGTAATCCAGCTGCAATCCATTGTTCTTCCATCCATTTAGCACCATATGGGGCAAGACCACCATAAACAATATAATCTAATGTTTTAGGTTTATTCTTTGATTTAGCTGGTGTTGACTTTTCATTTTTATCTGAACCTTCTTTTGGTTTCCATATATTATCACCAGACATTTTTTTATAGCTTAATATCTCAGCAACGTATTTATTACTAGGTATACCATAACTAGCAGCACACCCCTCTTTACCACTTTTCCATATACATAAATCTTTATTTTTTTTCTGTAATTCTACAGCTAAATTATAAGCTGCTGTTTTATCAGCAATACCATCTTTAAGAGCTTTAAGTAAATTTGGGTAAAGTTTAAATTTTTTACTTAATATAGTTTCATATGTTGCATCAACTCCATCTTCTTCTGTCTTATAGTTTTTAACTCCAATACTATTATAATTAGTAGCACCATCTTTTTTCCATGTTGTGTTTAAAGGGTTCCATGTTGCTTTACCACCTTCAGCTTGTCTAAAAGCTTTAAGGAAAAGTAAATTACCTTCTGTTTCTGGTGCACCTAATTTTTTTAATACTTTTTTAAAGAAACTAAGTGTTTCGGCATCACTAGTTTGAACAGCACCTTTAATTGAACCACCTTCTTCAGTACCATCACCTTTAACTTTAACCCCTTTACAACTATTTTTATCGAACACATTTTCACTACAATCACTTTTCTTAGGGTTTTTAACAATAGGGTCATATTTAGCATCATCTGGTACTGGAATTTTATAACCACCAACTACGTTAGGACTTGCTTTTACAAGACACATTGCTGATGTACCATGATATTCCCAGTGCCATACTTCTTGATAACTATTACCGTCTCTGGCCCAACTTGGATTAATAAACCCGTATTTATAAGAGTTATCATATAACCATTTCAAAGCTGGGTTTTTATCAAATTTAAATTCATCATCTGAACTACCACTACTTTTAATTGTAAATGGTTGTTTACCACTTTTATCATTCCATCCCCAGTCTATAGCCAATCCCCATCCATGGTATGATTTACCAGCTTTTGCTGCTATTTTACCATTTTTACCAGCTTTAATTGCTGCTTGTGAAGCATAACTTCTATACGTAGAACCAATATGTCCAAAATACCCAGCAGAATTCTTTTTGTATCCTTCTTTTACCATCCAGTCACCAAAATCATTAAGCATTTTATCAAAAGCTACCGCACCTTCGGCAATTATATAATCTGGGTTTGCTGTAACGTTAAAGTATTTTTTACTACCTCCAGTTAATTTTTTAGTGGTAACACAACCATAAGTTTTACCAAAATCAATATAACCATTTTCAACACCATTTTCAATTAATGTTGCTACTATTGGTTCGTAAGTACCGCTGGCTCTTTTGCCTCCGCCTCCGCCACCGCCTCCATTTTCGGAGTTTGAAAAATCAGAATTTTCAATTAAATTCTCATAAACTTCTTTAGCGGTTACCAATGGTGTTTTTGTATATTTAATTCTAACCCCTTTGAATTTAGTTTTCATTGAGTTTGGAATTATGGAATGTGAAACAGATGTAATCATATATGCTCCATGGAACATAGGTATATTATCTAATTGAAAATACATCATTGGTTGAATCATGGCATTACCCATCATTTCAATTTCAGCAGTATAACTTCTGACAGCATAAACGTTATATATGTTTTGACCCATATAACTTTTATTATTTTCTCTACCTTTTTGTGCTATATCATCTTGTATTTGCAACGATTCATCAGTTTCAGTAAATTCACTTTGGTCTAATGTAATATCTTTAAAAAGGTTTTGGTTTTGTTGACTATATTTAACCGAAAAGGCTCCAATAGGTTCTTCGTAATCAGCATTAACTTCAGATGTGAAATCTTCTGGTATACTAGGGTCAATATTGCCTTTATCACATCTTAAATCAAAACCATCATCTTTATATTCGTTGTCGTAATAATCTAAGTGTTGTGAACTTTGACCAGCATACACACAAACAAACGAAGGACCACATGTACCATTTTTAACTCTATCTGTAGAGTAATTATAAGGTTTAAATATTGATTCTAAATTTTCTTTGTCATTAAAATTAATAAAATTAGGTAACGGAATAAATTCAAAGTTGTTTGAAGCTAAAATTGATGTGATGGCTTCGTATGAACTCATATTTGTATTATTACCTATCCATTCATTAATTGGTGTTGGGTCAATATATAATAAATCACCAATATCACTAAAAGCTCTGCTGACAAATCTAAAACTATCAATTAGTCTAGCTCTGTTGTTACCATATTTTTTAGCTAAAAAACCATCAACAACACTTCTAGAACCACATTGAAATAATAAATCTTCAACGTTATTGGCACCAGCTAACCATTTATCATAAATATTTTTACATGTTCTATATAAACCTAATTTAATTTCATCTTTATTACTTGTTCCAAATATTGTGTTGTCTAATCTTTTATCTTCTTTAGCTTTATTAAAACTATCTTCATTTGATTTATACACCTCTACAACTTGGTCTAAATATGTTTTTAAACGACTTTGCTCTACTTTAACAATAGCACGTTCAGTATCACCACCGCCATCACTAGACCATATTTTATAATTATTATTTAAAATAATTACTTCTTCTTTAAGTGCTTTTATTAATTTATCAGTTGCGTCACATTTGTCATTTAATGTTAACCATATTTGTCCATCAGATTGATTGAGAGCAAAAATATAATAATTCTTTTTTATAATATCACCATTGACATCATTTTTACTAAATATTTTATTATAAGTAGGGTCATTATCTTTTAAATCTTTTACTAAAGCTCTAAATCCAGCAGATTGGTCATTATTATTTGTTGTATCGTAAATTTCTAATTCTGTTCTTAACGAAGGCCAGTCTGTTGGTCCGTTACCAGTAACAAAATCTAAAAAAACTTTTATAAATTCATTTTTAACTTGTATAGGTAATCTATTAATTACATCATTATCTTCAATATCCCTTTGCGGATTATTACCTAAAGAAAAAGGAAAATATTCACTTCTTTTATAACAAGGTGCACCAAGCAATGTAGACGCTATACCAAGTCCACAATCATAATCACCCCAATATATAGGGTCTTTGCTGCCAGAGCCACCACCAACTATTTTACCGTCTTCAATCACTGGGAGTCTTGTTGAATTTCTCCATATGACACTACCAACATACGCACACCATAGTCTAGGTGCATGTATAACACCACCTTTATATCTAAATGTATTTATTATTGCTGGTGAACCAAAAGGATTGTCACCAGTAACATTAAAAGGTAATGAATGCAAAAAAGCCATAGCTCTAGCTTGTTTTTGACAATTAATGACAAACTTACCTTTATTATCAAATATTTTTGAATGATATAAATCATAATAAAAATAAGAACCAAATAAAGATTTTGATTCATCATTCTTACCTACGGTAATATAAGGATAAGTTATGTTGTCATTATCTGATGCTAAAAAAGTTCTGTTCTTACCTACACCTTCATGTAAATTAGTTCCATCTTTAGATGTATTAATATAGTTTGCTGGCTCTGTATTTACAGTGTGTATTTTTTCGCTTTCATTTTTAACAAAGCTACTATCCGAACTTGTTGAACCATCCTTACCATTAATAATTTTATACGTACTTTCTTTAGTATAGGCTAACCCTACCCAACGTTCAGATATATTAGCACCTAGATTTTTAGAATCAATAAAAGTAGTTTTATAAAATACATATTTAAATGTATTTTCAATTGGAATATTATCGTTATTAAAATTCATATTAACATACTCTTGAATGCCGTATTGACTACCTAAAGAGTTAAAACCAGCAGCTTGAGCGTCTGAAGAATTTGTAATTTCGTCTTTTTTTAATGCTTCATAATTAATAATATTTTCACCAATAATTTCTGAAGGTAATTGACCAGCAGTTATGTCTTCTTTTTTTATTATTTTTAAATAAACACCACCATCATCTTCCTTATAAAAACTTTTATTTTTTATACTGGCACTACTGTAGTTAGTTAAATAAATATAACCTTCATCAGATTTATTTTCTCTTAAAACTTTAACAATTTTTTTTGGTTCCTTATCAAATCCATCATTAGGGTTACCCCAACCTTCATCAATAAAACCTTTATTAACTGGTATTACTCTTATATCTGTTTGGTCATATAAATAATTATATTCATAGGAGCCACCAACGTCCTTTAAAACTGGTCTAATCCTACTATTCACAATTGCTTGTGTTTGAAGAATTGTGTCTACTGTTTTTTGTGTTAACTCTCTTTTAATTTTTTTATCTTCAGTATCTTCAATATCTCTAATAATAGCTTCAGCTTCAATTTTAGCCATCGCTTTTATCTCGTCTTCACTTAATGCAAGGAAGTTATTTGTGTAACCTAAAAAAGTTATTGCTCTTATTAACATAACAGCGTTTACTTCATCGGCTGTCTTTGGTTTGAATCTAGTGTATGGTTTTTGGTCTGAAAAATCTTTTAAATCCATTGGGTTAACAGCAAACCATGCGTCTATAGTTTCGTTATTTAAATTAGCGTCATTTTCTTCTTGTTTTTGTTGCGACTTTTTAAACCCTTCATGTAATTCGTCAATAAAAACAAGTTCATCAATGTTTGAAACATTTTCAATAGCACTTGATGCACCTAAATATTTTTCAACATACGCTTTTTTATCAACATCATACTCTTGATACGCTGGCCATGGTAAATAATCGTTAGCTGATAAGAATCTACCTTTTACATCACTATTTTTAGAACCACTACCTTCAAGTTTAAAAGCTTTTTTTAATTCATTTGTTCTTTCTGTATGAGAACCAGTAGCTTGTGCAACTAAAAAAATACATTCAGATAGTACCTCAATTGCTGCTGTAAAACATTCAATCATTGGTCTTGCTGTTGGTTCAAACCCTAATTTTGATTTTACAGCATCTTTATATGAATCAGCTAATGCAGATTTTTCTGATTTTTGTTTGTTTATTGCGTTATCTTTTTTATATTTAAGGATTTGTTTTAATAAACGCATATCAATGACATCAATAACTTCATTATTACTTAATGAAGTGTGGTATTTACTTAAACAATCTTTTAAATCATTTAACGTATCGTCATTTGTTGTATAATTACCAAAATAAGAAATTAAATCAGTAGTTGTGGCATTGTTAAGTTTATCTAATGTTAAACCTTTATAAACTCTATTACCATCTCCAGACGTGTCATATTTGAATACCCAGTTAGCAGTAACTATTTTATCACTAGATGATTTTTCGTTAAATTTTAAAACTAAACTTTCTTCATCGTCTTTATTATAAACTTTTTTTTGATATTCTTCTTCTATTTTACTTTTTTGAAAATCTTTGTTAATATCATCTTTTTTCAAAACAATAAAGTCAAAAACTGTTTTATTCGCTGCATCTTTATCAATGTTACTACCTAATGTATCCATTTGGCCAGATATATCATCTATAATATCAATCGATTCTGAAGCTTCTTGATAACCACCACCCTCTTCTTTATTAACATCACTTAACCCTGGGTTAATTTGACTTATTTGAGTAGCTAACTCATTCAATGTTGGAACTGGGTCTGCTTTACCTTCATTATAAACAGCGTATCTTTCTTTACCTAATGTCGTCTCACCTACTGCTTTTAAATAACCTAATAACATATCAGATAGCATAGCATAAGTATAACCAACAAAGTTTGCTGTTATTTCAAAATTACCAGTTTTAGAGTTAAATTTTGAATTAAACTTATACATGTGAAGACAGTATTTTACTGGAAGACCATAAAACCCTTTAATTTCTAATTCAAATAATGGGTATGGTAATTGGAAAAAAGTTGTATATTTACTTTCAGAATTTTTTATTCTGTATTCATTTTGAAAAATAGAACTACCTCTAACATCAACAAAATTAATTGTAATTAATGGTGCGTAAGATGAGTTAAATTCAATGTCAATACTTGTAATACCCAACGTTTCTTCATTCACACCATCAACATTAGATGTAATTAAATCAGTATATGCTGTAGTTAAATGTCTTTTACCATCACCAGTAATGTCACTACCTTCAATAAAATTAACTTTTAATGTTTTGCTAGTTTGTGCATACACTTTAACATCATCAATTTTATCACCTTTGGTTA